GAAACGGGCGACCCGATCGGCGATCCGATCGAGCACGACCCACCGATCCGCGTGGTCGTGAGGCTCGTCAAATACCGGGTCCGGCCCGATGGCGCGAGCGAGCGGAGTCCGCACCCGGGCGACGTACGGCAGATCCAAATCGACGACCTGTACGCCGAGGCGGCGACGGACCAGGGCCTGGCTGAGGCGCTCGGGGCGCTGACGGCCGCGGTCGCGGGCCGTGCTGCCGCCCAGGGTGCCCTCTGACCGAGGTGTGATCCGTGCCCCAGCCTGAGACCTACCAAGGCTACCTGCTCACCGCTCCGGTCGCTGACGGCGGCGGCCCGCTGCTCGTGGGGCCGGGGCTGGGGCCGCTGTGGATCACGGGGGCGCCGGAGTTGGCGGCGAGTGGGGGGGCCACGGTCTACACCCCCGTCCTTTCGTTCACGACCCCGGCGGTCGTCTACACGCCCGTCCTGTCCTTCCGGGCGACGGGCCAGGTCGACCTCCGCCGGGGCTTGCAGGTGGCACTGTCTGCACACGGGCCACTGACCACGATCGTCGGCGGTCGGATCCGCCCCGGATTCCTCGGCCAGCAGGACGTGCTCCCGGCCCTCACCTATCTGGTGATCTCCGACGTCGACGAGGAGGACCTCGACGAGGACGACGGGACGAAGCTCGCCACCGTGCAGCTCGACTGCTGGGCCGAGACGCTCGACGCGGCGCTCCGGATCAATCAACGGGCCTGGCAGGCGCTGGGAGACGGATCGGATCGTGCTTATGCTCGCGTCCGATCCGATTACACCGTCCGCTACATCGGCCCCACCTTCGACCTCTCCGAGGACTGACACCGTGCCCGAGTCGTCATTCGTCAACCCGGTCCCCAAGCGGCTCCGCCTGGGAGGCCGGGCCGTCGACGCCGCCGGCCTTTTGGTCCGGGCCATCGTCGAGCTGCGCGAGGTCTCGTTCGACCTGGCGCAGACCGGCGGGGCGTTCGACCCGGCCGACTTCGCCGGGTCGGACATCCAGCACGTCGACGCATCCTTGCTCAATCAACTGTGCTCACTCGGGATCGTCGCCCTCGGCCAGGCGTCGGCCTCGCCGATCGACCCCAACGATCCCGAGAGCCCGACACTCGACGACGTGATGCGCGCCGTCAAACGAGCCTGATCCCGACCGACTCCGCCTGAACCCCGCTCCACTCCAGGGACCAAATCATGGCCAAGCTCATCGGCGAGGGGACGCTCCTCCAGAAGGAGGGGAGCACCCCCGGCACCTACGTCACCATCCCGGCCCGTCTCTCGATCTCCGGGCCGAGCCGCTCGATCGAATCGGTCGACGAGACCGACCTCGACAGCCCGGCCGTCATGCGGCGGCCCGACACGATCCCCGACATGGGCGAGGTCCAGCTTGAGATCTACTTCGATCCCCACGACTCCGCCACCGTCCATGCCGAGCTGGAGGAGCTGAGCGAGGTTCCCGTCAACGTCAACTGGCGGCTCGTCTTCAACAACGGCACGAGCACCCGGCCCCACCGCCAGTTCAACGGCCACGTCACCAGCTTCGAGAACTCCGGCATGGAGAAGGGCTCGGACCTGATGGCCTCGCTCGGCATCGCCATCAACGGCCTGATCACGCACGGCGAGACCACCCTCACCTGATCCCGGCCCCGATCCCGATCGACGTCGATCATCGTGTTAAGTTATCCCCGCCTCCTTCCGCGGAAACGAATCCTCCCATGAGCAAGCCCTCGATCTCGATCCTGTCCCGCGAAGCGATCCTCGGCGCCGAGGATCGGACGATCGTCCCGGTCAACGTCCCCGAGTGGGGCGGCACGGTTCACGTCCGCGTCCTCTCGGGGTCCGAGCGGGACGCCTGGGAGCTGGAGCACGTGGCCAACCCGGGCGCGAACTTCCGCGCCCGGTTCCTGGCCTACTGTGCCTGCGACCCCGACGGTAACCCGTTGTTCTCGCCCTCCGACATCGAAGCCCTGTCGAGCAAGAGCGGCGCGGCCCTGCAACGGCTCTTCAAGAAAGCCGCGAAGCTCAACCTGGTGTCCACTGCCGACATCGACGAGCTCGAGGGAAACTCCGAAGCCGGCCTCTGAGGCTCTTCGCCTTCAGATTGGCCGGCCACCTCGGAATGACCGTCCGCGAGCTGCTCGCGCGGATCGACTCGGCTGAGCTGTCCGAGTGGATCGCCTTCGACCGGGTCTGCCCCTTGCCCGACGGCTGGACCCAGACCGGCGTGATCGCCTCGACCATGGCCAACCTCTGGACCACGGGCGGACGCCGCTACAAGCCCGCCGACTTCGCCCCCCGCCGGGCGCAATCGGCCGAGCAGCAGAGCGCCCACGAGCTGGCCCTCTTCGACGCGATGACCGCGAACCGGGTCGCACCGACAGACGTGAGCCCCTGATATGAGCACCGGCATCGGCCTCATTCGGATCGGCTTCCGCGCCGACCTCGCCCCCCTGTCCAAGGGGATCGACTCGGCCCGGGGGATGGTGCGCTCGTTCGCCGGCGGCATCGGCGGGCTGACCGGCGGGCTCGCCAATCTGCACGCCGGCGTCATGATGGTCTCGGCCGGGCTCGGCCAGATGAACCGGGCCGTCTCCGAGTCGGTCGGCCTGGCCGTCGAGCTGGACAGCGCCATGAACCTGATGGCCCGGACCACGGGGCTGGAAGGCCAGGCGCTGGCCGACATGGAGGCCGAGATCCGGGACATGGCGACCAGCTCCGAGCTGGCCGGTATCAGCCTCAAGCAACTGACCGACATCGGCATCATGGGCGGTCGAATGGGGGTCGACCAGAAGCAGCTCCCCGGCTTCATCAAGGACATCGCCCGGGTCGGCATTGCCCTGGACGACATCCCGGTCGAGGAGGCGGCGCAGGGGATCGTCCAGATCCTCGGGGTCTTCGACCTGGGCGTCGAGCACACGACCAGCTTCGCCTCGGCCCTGAACAAGCTCTCGAACAACGCCAAGACGACCGGCGGGGCGATCCTCGACATCACCGGTCGACTCAAGGGCGGCGCCTCGACGCTCGGCCTCTCGCCCCAGCAGACGCTCGCCCTGGCCACGGCGATGTCCGACGTCGGCATCTCCGTCGAGGTGGCCGGGACCGCGATGAGCACCGTCCTGGCCCGCATGGCCAAGGACACAGCCAGCTTCGCCAAGGTCGCCGGCGTCTCAGTCCAGCAGTTCGAGCAGGCCCTCGTCCGCGATCCGCTCGAAGCGCTCAAGCTCTTTATCGGTGGCCTCGAAGGGGGGACCGGCGACTTCAGCCTCCTCGAAGAAGTGGGGATCACCGGCGCCCGCGAAAGCGGGGTGATCCTCCAGCTCTCCAAGGCGATGGACAACCTCGACACGTTCATCCAGCTCAGCAACGAGGACTGGGAGACGCACGCCAGCCTGCTGCGCGACAACGAGTTCGCCACGCAGCAGATCGCCTCGCAGATGACCCACCTCGACGAGCGGCTGAACAAGGTCTCGACCGACGTCGGCAAGGAGCTGGCCCCGGCGCTGGGAGCCGCCCGGACCGCCTGGGTCGAGTTCACGGAGACCAACGCCGACGGTCTGATCGAGGGGGCCGAGACGCTCGCCTGGGCGATCGGCGGCATCGCCCCGGTCCTGAAAGACCTGGGGCAGTTCGGCGTCCACACCTTCGGACTCTTGCAGGCCAGTGTGACCGGCCTGTTTTCCGGTCTGGTCGGGATCGCCTCGAAGCTGGCCAGCATGGTCCAGTGGGGAGCGAACCTGATCCCGGGGGTCGAGCTGGAATTCGCCGACGGGTTTGCCGAGTTCGCGAACAACCTGACCGACGGGGCCAATCAGCAGTTCGCCGACGCGCTCGCCGCCTTCACGGCCGACACCGCCGCCGAGACGATGACCGAGCTGGCCGACGACGCCGAGACCGCCGCCGAGGCGATCGAGGAGGTCGCCGACGCGATGACCGAGCTCTCGGGCACCAACGCCGAGGCGCTCGAAGGCATCGCCAAGCTCACCGAGAAGCTCACCGAGCAAGTTGCCACGTTCGGCCTGTCGGCCGGCCAGGCGGAGATCTACAAGCTCCGGCAGCTCGGGGCCACCGACGCCGACCTGGCCCAGGTCCAGGCCCTGACCAGCAAGCTCGAAGCCCTCGAAGCCGAGACCAAGGCGAGAGAGGACCTCGAAGCCGCGGCGTCCCGGATCATCGACCAGACCCGCACGCCGCTCGAACAGTTCCAGGCCGAGAAGGCGGAGCTGGAGACCTTGCTCTCCGAGGGCTTGATCGACACCGAGACCTTCGAGCGGGCAATCACCGCCGCTGGCGAGGGATTGGGCGAAGGGCTCAACGAGCAGATCAGCG